CAGAAAACGGAAATCACGTATTTACAGAAGGTTTTGTATTAAGAAAAATCTCTAAATTTTTAACTGGTACATCAGAAGATGGAGTGATTCCAGTACCATGTTTTTATGATGTTAAAACTGGTGAAATTTTACTTGACACTTTACCTAAAGAATTAAGAGAAGAGTATGCCGAGTACCAAAAAGCAAGCAAATAAATTTACAATATTTGATTGGCTTCAAGAAGTCACATACAATAAGACTTCATGGGATTCATTTTCAAATGAGCAGAAAAAATCATTTGAGCCGTATATGATCAATCGATTACTAAGTATGAATAAAGATTATTTAGAATTGATTGATTATATACAGATGCTTCCTATTACTGATAAAGAAAAATATTATAAAATATATTGTAGTTTAGTACCTAAGAAAAAAATTTGGAACAAATATATCAAATCAAGTTCTAATTCAAAAAATAAAGAACTAGTAAATTATATGACTTTATATTTTGAGTGCTCAATTAGAGAAGTAATTGAATACTTAAATTTACTTAATAAAGAACAAATTAAAGATATATTATCTAGTTTTGGATTAGATGATAAAAAAATAAAAGAATTAACAAAATAAATATGAAATCAGGAGAAAACGGATTAATAGGACCTGGCGATAACGATTATGGTCGAAGAGAAAATTTAACAGCTGATCTTATTGCTTTACCACAAGACAAAATTACATGTCAAGTAATGGGTGATTTAAAATCACGCGCTGATAGGGGTGTTAAAAAATATGGTACCACATTAGAAGGTAATAATAAGGATGATTTTATGAATCATGCTTATGAGGAAGCATTAGATTTAGCTCAATATCTTAAAAAAGAAATGTCTATAATTCCTACAATTCAAAAATTAATTGAGCAATATCCTAATAACATGGAATTAGGAGCCGCTATAAGAAACACCTACAGCAAATGAGTAAATCATTACCCAAAATAGTAAAACAAATTCAACAGCAACAATTAGCTGAGATAAATTATGCTTACCAGCGTAGTATATCTTATAGTCAAATGACTATATATAATAGTTGTGCTTATAAATGGAAACTACAATATAAAGATGGTTTAATAGTACCTTCATTTAGTATCCATACTGTATTTGGAACAGCGGTACATGAGACTCTTCAACATTATTTAACTATACTTTATGAACAAAGTGGAGTTGAAGCTGATAAATTTGATATTGAAGAATATTTTAAAAATAAATTTATAGAACAATATCAAGTAGCTTATAAAGATAATAATAAAACTCATTTTTCATCATCTCAGGAATTAAGAGAATTTCATGATGATGGATTAGAAATAATATCTTGGGTTAAAAAACATAAATCAGATTATTTTAGTAAACGTGGGTGGTATTTAGTAGGTTGTGAGATCCCACTTGTAATAACACCAAATAAGGCGTTTAAAAATGTATTATATAAAGGATATCTTGATCTTGTATTATATCATGAACCTACAAATACTATCAAAATTATTGATATTAAAACATCAACTAGAGGATGGAGTGATAAAGAGAAAAAAGATGAATCTAAACAATATCAGTTAATATTATATAAAGAATATTTAAGTAAACATTTTAATATAGACCCAGATAATGTTGAAATAGAATTTTTTATTGTTAAACGTAAAATATATTCTGAGTCTGATTTTCCTCAAAAACGAGTTCAAATTTATGTACCTCCATCAGGTAAAATAAAAACTAAGAAAGCAACTAATGCTGTAAATAAATTTATTGAAGATGTTTTTAATACTGATGGAACTATAAAAGACGGAGAATATAAAGCCAATCCATCAGATTGGAACTGCAAATATTGTCCTTTTTCTTCTAAAAAAGAAATTTGTGATAAAAGTATGTTTTAACAAAGTTTGTATATATTTATATATATAAACTAAGTTATGGCAAGTAAAGATAATCAAATTCTAACCTCAGTAAAAGTAGATAAGGATCTATTTGAGGAATTTAAAATCCAATGTATTAAGCATAAATTTTCATTACAAAAATTAACAGATAGAGTATTGGATCTCTATTTAAAAGATGAAACATTTAGAAAATCAATCCACAACCATCAAATAAAATAAGTTATATGAAAGAAAAATTAGGTTATGTCCCTCAAAAGGATCGAAAGAAAATACTTTTAATATGTGATGATATTAGAGTACATTCAGGAGTAGCAACTGTAGCTAGAGAATTAGTAGTTAATAGTGCTCATCATTTTAATTGGGTAAATGTTGCGGGAGCAATTCAACATCCAGAAGTAGGTAAACGTTTAGATTTATCTCAAGATACAAATCATCATGCTGGAATAGATGATTCATCAATTATATTATATCCAGTTAACGGTTATGGTGATACTACTTTAATTCGTCATTTATTACAAGCAGAAAAACCAGACGCTATATTTTTGATTACTGATCCAAGATATTTTATTTGGTTATTTAATATTGAAAATGAAATTAGAAAACATACTCCAATTGTTTATTTAAACATTTGGGATGATTTACCAGCACCTCATTATAATAAACCATATTATGAAGCATGTGATGCTTTATTAGGTATTTCAAAACAAACTGTAAATATCAATAAATTAGTTTTAGGTGATAAAACTAAATCAAAAATCATTAAATATGTGCCTCATGGTTTAAATGAAAATGTATTCAGACCATTAACTGAAGGTGATACTGATTGGAAAGAATTTAACATATTTAGAAAACAATTCTTTAAAAATAAAGAATATGATTTTGTATTATTTTTTAATTCTAGAAATATCCGTCGTAAACAAATTCCTGATACTATGATGGCATTTAAGTTGTTTTTAGATGGATTAACATCAGAACAAGCTAAAAAATGTGCTTTAGTATTACATACAGACTTAGTAAGTGATCATGGAACTGATTTATTAGCTGTTAAAGAATTATTTTTTAATGGATATGAAGATAATATTATATTTTCAACCGATAGAAAAGATTCTAAACAAATGAATTTTCTATATAATTTAGCTGATGCTCAAATTTTATTAACATCAAATGAAGGATGGGGATTAAGTTTAACTGAAGCTATGTTAGCTGGATTACCAATTATAGCTAATGTAACAGGTGGAATGCAAGATCAAATGCGTTTTGAAAATGATAAAGGCGAATGGATTGATTTTGATTCAGAAGTACCTTCAAATCATAGAGGTACTTATAAAAAACATGGTAAATGGGCATTTCCAGTATTTCCAAGTAATATTTCAATCATGGGTTCACCTCCAACTCCATATATTTTTGATGACAGATGTAGACCAGAAGATGCTACTGAACGTATTAAAGAATTATATGATATGTCTATAAGTGAAAGAGTAGAAAGAGGATTAGCAGGGAGAGAATGGGCTATAGGTGATGAAGCAGGATTTACAAGTGAAAAAATGTCTAACAGAGTTATTGAAGCTATTAATGAATTATTTACTACTTGGAAATCAAGAGAAAAATTTGAATTTATTAACACTAATGAAGTTAAGAAAAAAACATTAAACCATAAATTAATATACTAATAAAAATAAAGTTATGAATAAACCGTTATTTATTATATCATCACCATTTGATGTATATAGTGGCTATAGTGCCCGCAGTCGTGATTTAATTAAAGCAATTATTGAATTAAACAAATACGATGTTAAATTGCTTCCTCAACGTTGGGGTGATTGTGCTTGGGGATTTTGTAAAGACAATCCTGAATGGTCATTTTTATATGACTATGTTTTAGCTACACCTCAGTTACCTAAACAACCTGAAATATGGATGCAAATAACTGTTCCAAATGAATTTATGCCTATAGGAAAATACAATATAGGTGTGACAGCGGGTGTTGAATCAAACATATGTGCTGCTGATTTAATTGAAGGAGCAAATAGAATGAATCTAACATTAATATCTTCAGAACACTCTAAACAAGTATTCAAAAATAGTAAATTTGAAAAACGTAATAAGCAAACAAACCAAGTTGAAGGTATTATTGAATTAAATAAACCTATTGAAGTATTATTTGAAGGAGCTAATTTAGATATTTATTTACCTCAAGAACCAGCTATTAAAGGAGCAAGTGTATTAAGTGATACTATATCAGATATTAAAGAAGATTTTGCTTACTTATTTGTAGGTCATTGGATGAATGGAGATTTAGGTGAAGATAGAAAAAATGTTAGTTTACTAATAAAATCATTCTTTGAAACATTTAAAAATAAAGCCAAACAACCTGCTTTAATTTTAAAAACATCTGGAGCTGTATCATCATATGTTGATAGAGAAATTATTTTAAATAAAATTCAACAAATTAAAAGTACAGTAGATTCTAAAAATTTACCAAATGTTTATTTATTACATGGTGAATTTACAGACAATGAAATAAATGAAATATATAATCATCCAAAAGTAAAAGCAATGGTTAGTTTAACTAAAGGTGAAGGTTTTGGTCGTCCATTACTTGAATTTAGTTTAGTTAAAAAACCAATTATAGTAAGTAATTGGAGTGGACATATGGATTTCTTAAATCCTGAATTTGTAGTAGCTATTAATGGTGAATTGAAAAATGTACATCCAAGTGCTGCTAATCAGTTTTTAATTCCTGAATCACAATGGTTTAGTCCACATTATAATGAAATTGGTAATGCTCTTAAAGATGTATTTGAAAATTATAAAAACTATACTGAAGGAGCTAAGCGTCAAGCATATAGAAGTAAAACTGAATTTAGTTGGGAGAAAATGAAAAATAAAGTAGATTCATTATTAACTCAATATATTCCTGAATTTCCTAAGGCTATTGAGTTAAAATTACCTCAATTAAAGAAAATAGAACTACCAAAACTTAAAAAAATAGAAATAAATGGATAATTTAGTAATTTGTGATCGATGTGGATCAGATGCTTGTTATAAACAAGAAGTAAATTTAGATGTTAATTTATATTGGTGTTA